TTAAAACAAACTAGCTTGTTCGTACTTAGGCTCTTTCTTCTCAACTACCCCAAACTCCGTTATTTTAATGCCAGTATTTTCAGTAAGCCATTTTGCCAAAATATGACGATGGCAAAAATCACCCGGTTTTTCGTAACAGCAGAGAGCGACATCTTTACCTTCACTTAACGATTCTATTTGTTCGATCACCTTATAAGCATCTTGATTTGCAAGAATCTCATCATAAAGTATAAGATACTCATCATGAGAACATGCAGCACTTATCATATACCTTGTTGGAGCCACATTAACCATTTGTGGTACTCCACTAATAAATCTTGGCCTTCCAATAGCTACGCAAATAATTTTAACTCCTGCTTCTTTCAATTTTCGGCTATTACCGAAATAACTTGTGTAAATTTTCATTGCTCTTTTTTTTATTTTTATGGTGTAAAGATACAAAATATGACATAAAAAGCGTCACTTTTAGTCATAAAATTACCTAATTTGATGATTTTATTGTCTCAACTTTGTAACATTTCATCATGTGATCTGTTTCTCGTCCCATGTTAAAGATATTACCGAGATAGTATCTATGGGCTTCTTGTTCTGATAAGTTGATAGGGGTAACGAAGCAGTCTTCGTTACCTTGCTCGTCTTTCAAATACACTTTTACTGTTGTTTTCATTGCTCATTATTATAATTATTTGATTTTTAATTTGGTGAAATAATCAATCCTCTCTTTGTCCTCTTCCCGCAATCGTTGGGAACATTTTTCTATGCTGTCTCTTTGTTCTTTACTAAGCATATCTGCATGCTTAGTCCATTCAATTGAACCAGCAGGGGTAAATTCAAAATACGGGAAAATTTTTGTTTCATATGAAAATCTAACTATTCTAGCATATTCCCTCAGATCGTTTGTTCCCGGGTCTTTGTAATTAGGGGTTTCCATTGATTCACATACAATTACCATACAAGGTTGGTATAGAAACACGATTTTATTTGCTTTCATTGCTTTTAATGCTAAAAATGTGGATCAATATAATGACTTTGATAATGAAGCATAAGCAAAACACCGTCCTTGTATGCTTGCCTATCTGCCACCCAACGGCCATTTCTCCTTTTAGTAAATATCTTTGCACCACCTTCAAGTTCTGGTAAAATCCTATAATCACCAGCATAGTAATCAATACACTCCGTTTGGTTAAATGTAACTTCAATCTTACAGGGAGAAATAACTTTGGTTACAGTAGCTGCTCGCTTGTCAGAATAGTAACATACGGTACAACCTAGCCCGACTTCGGGAACTAAATTTCTGATGGCTTCTGCCTGTTGTCTATCTTTTTCTTCTCTCCATTCGGAATACTTAACCCCATCTGGGCATTTTCTGCTTTCGATTTCTCTCAGGATAGCAAAGCTTTCTTTGCTTGTTAATTTTTTCAATGTTTTCATTTCTCTATATTTTATCCGTTATACGTTGCAGATATCTCTTCTGCTTTCAATTCTTTGGTAAGCTCTCCATTCTTGTAGAAGCGTACAGCAACAACTCTCACCGTTTCTGACAAGAACCGACCACAATCATTGGTTAACTTCACTTTTAGCTTGATTGCCTTGGCTAAACTTTTTGTACGCTTCTTGATTGTATCTTTGAATCCAAAAACAAAATCTTCGGTATCAATCTCGAACTGATATATATCAGAATACAATATCTGATTCAGGTCTGATGTCATTTGCTCTATCTTGCTCATATTATGCTGATTTAAGTGATTCAAGAACTCTCATGTTTTCACTATCCTTACTTACAATGAAACGATAAACCCAACCACCTTGAGACAATTCATTTTTAAATTTTAAGCCCAAAGAATGAAGTTTATTAGAAACCATTTCAATGTCCTTACTTCGATTGAACAAAGAAGCAACTCCTATACCATAAGATGCAGGATATATGCTAATACTATGTTTATCTGCTATCTTTTGAAGATATTCGTACAAACTTTTATATCTATTCTCTTTACTGATTTTATCAAGCACCCATTCAACAGTGACTTCTTTTTCCTTTGGAGTTTTAAACGACTTGCAGAACCAGTCATCCGAGTGACTTTTTGTTCCTATACCTATGTGGGTAGCACTATTATAATCGTTCATATCGACAAAACCGTACCTATCATCTGCCCAAACATTGTAACCAAGTTCATTTAATTTGCTAATTGTTTCTTGTGTAATCTTCATTGCTCTTATTGATTAATTTGTTATTTTTGATATGTAAAGATATAAATAATATATTTATTACCAATAAGTTAGCTCAAAAATATGCATGGCTTAAACTTTGTTTAACTATTTCATTTTCAAGTACTTTGATGTAATAATAGACTTGCTTTTCTCAATCTCTTTGTTGGTGTCAATTCCAAGTTGGCGATAGAACGAGGAATTACCGGAAAGGCTTTCGCTTGCTATTTTCAAGGTTCTTTGCTCTTCTTTGGTAAATCCAATGCGAAAAGTGCAGAAAATCGCCAATGCTTCTTTCAGGCGACCAGAGCGGAACTGGGATATGGCTTTACTTGTTTTCGTTTGCATTGCTGTTTTTAGTAATATCATTGCACCCCATTCAATAGTTTTCATCTACTTTCTTTTCGACACGTTTGACAAACCTACCTACCATCTCTTCCAACTCATATCGCAAATCATCCTTATCTAGATACGAACAGAATGTCTTAGCATTATCCAATGATTGCAGAATATTACTTACCGCATACTCTTGTTTGTCAGTAAGGCTTAATAATGATATGTTCATACTTGTTCTCCCCATAACTTTTTAGCCAGTTCGTATTTCTTTTGCAGTTCGTTCACCTCTTTCTTGGCATAAGTGAGAGTATACGCATGTTCACGTGGATATTTGCCAGACTTTACACCTTCATGGTATTCTTTCGCTTGTTCCAACTTGTGTTCGTAGAAGTCAATGCTTTCCGGCATAGACAAATTGATCGTGTTGGCACGTTTCTCCCAATATTGGGCCACTCTTTCATGTTCATTTGCCTTATCACTGAACTCAACGCTTTTTCCCATGTTGTTCCAAGCATCCTCAATCGCTTTTCGGTGCCGTTTCTCACTATGATGTCCGATTTTGATTGGCTCTCCAAGAGAAAGAAAATCTTTGTCTTTGTTCGAGCGATTGAAATACTCATTACTTTTTTGTACTGCCGATGACGCCCATTCATGCCTGCGTTCCGCTCTTTGCTTCGCCCATTCCTGAACATTGAATCCGTCAGCTCTTACGATAGAGTAATAGTAAAAACCGTCTTTCTCGAAAATCAGATTGAAAACTATGCTTTCGTTTTCTTTGCCATACTTGGTGGTAACTAGAATTACTTCACCTCTCTCGTGCTTTTCTTCGCACCTTGCCAAAAATACGTTTGGCGCAAACTTGTAATATGTGTTCATTGCTCTTATATATTAAATCGTTATGCTATTTCGAATTTGCAGTTAGGATTATATGTTTCTAGTCTTTTGAGAATGTCTTCTGCACTCTTTTCTAAACCGATAAAAGTGTAGAATGTAGGTTGGGCGTATCTTTCGCCATTCTTCTTGATTGAATAAATAAATGCTCCTTTAGATAAACCTTTCGAATTTGTGTACTTTGTTGCTTTCATTGCTCTTGTCTTTTAATTGTTAGTAATATTGGTTTCTTTTAGTATTGTAAAGATACTCATTATCAGTGATTTAGCCAAATATTTACACAATTATTTTAAGTATAAAACACTCATAATCAAAGATTTAACTTTTGCTTACAATACAACCAACACACACCAAAACAATAGTAGCCTATGCGTTTAACCCTTATTTTTCATCCATTTCTTTGCGCATCTCTGCAATCTATTTAGTATATCCGTTTCCGTTGCGTCAATCTTCTTGTATTTCTCCGGGATGCATGTATTCTTATTTCTAATTATCCTTTCAGTTTTTCTCATGATTTTTTACATTTTTCAGACCATTCGTCAAGTAAAAGTTTGGAAAACTTGTACATTAACACAATTATAAGTACTATTATTATAAATCCAAATACAATTCTAGCTAACAAGAACTGTTCAACAGACCAACGTATAGCAAAAATCGCAGGTAAAAATAGTGTAGCTATAACACCCGCTATGATCTTATTCTTCATTTCATATCTCCTTCCGACTATTTATCCTGTTCACTTTGATTTTTTTCTTTCTCAAATATTGCCAAGCAGCAATTATTGACCAGAATAGATTGAATGACGTTACAATTACAAGAATACCTGTCAACCATGATATGTTCAAGTGATAAGATATCAGGCAACATATAAATGACAACCAAAACGTTATCTCTTCAAATTGATAGTCTTTCATATTATTCCTCCTTTTCCAATTGCTTCACAATTTTAAAATAATCCTCGTTACTTAAAACCTTTTCCGCAGCATCGAGTACGGTATTATATCCGTTACAGTAAGCCAAATCAGCAATTTCACTTATTATAAGTTTATTGATGTCATTTTCTTGCAATTTCAATAGTCTTTCTCGGCAAATGGATTTGTTTCTTTCTCTATTCATGGCTATTCCTTCTTGATTAAATTTGGGTTATCGTAGATGTTGCCAATAATTTCCATTCTTTCAGTATCGTAACCACCAAGAATATCCATCATATCATTTTGAGGCTCTTTCATTTCTGCTATGAAACAAGCCCTATCTTCCGAATACCAAACTTCAATCGTAATATCAAAGCCTTTGATTATATCCCCTTCATAGATTTCTTTTCCATTCTTGTCGAATAAACCGGTAAACTGACCTACGGTATCTATATCTACTTCTATCGAAGACAGATCAATTGAATCAATATCGTTGATGTAGTCTTCATCAGCAAGGAATCCATATACCCATTTTTTGTTATCAATTCGCTTTCCTCTGAATTTTATTTCACGTTTCATAACTGTTTTAATTTAAAACCTACCATTCCTATCTACCATTCTCCTTTCAGCATCAGTGGCTTGCTTTTTGGGGAATTTCCCGTGCCACTTCCCCGGTATCATGCGTGGATTCTCTCCCTTGCTGTCAAATATCAATTTTCCACACTCCGAACACAACGGCTTTCCTTCAAATTCCTTTATACTTGCATCATACTCTATGGGGAATAGTTTATGCACAACAGCCCAATAATCGGATGTGGCTGTATTCTCAACACAACCACATTTGCTACAAATAAACAGTGGCATAATCAATACAAATTAAGTTATTTAACTATCGTCATTTCCCTTTCTTTAAATCTTCACAATGCAACTTATAAGCATAGGCAAACATCTTCAAAGTAATAGGTTCAAAGTGAAAGTCTGCCTGTTTGCCCTCTACCACAACAGAGACACACAAATCTCCATCACAAAAATCAATATATGCCACAGCATCATCATTTCCCTTGATAGAAATGGTCTGTGTCTGTACGCTATCCATGGTTCACCTCCTTCTCTTTAAAGTGTTCGATTAGCTCTTTTACGGTAGCCTTGTGAATGGTATCTGTGTTAACATCAATATCATTGTAAGCCCAATAAGTAGAGAACTTGATTTCCGGACACATAATCCATTTATCCCCATCCGTAAACCATTGGTACTTGTCTGTATCATCCCTGAGTGAAGCGATAGCCAAGAAAAGTTCCTCGTTGGCTCCGCAATCAATTCTTCCAGCACAATTCCATGTGTGATGAGGATTTGTATCATCAAACGCCCCTTTAATAATAATATGATAATTGCAGTTAGCTGGTGATGTAGCAATACAAAACCTTTCATCTTCAATTACATCAGTAGGATGGTTGTATCCTAATTCTTCCAGCTTCTTCCGAAGCTCCGGTGTATTGCGTCTGATAAACGCTGCTGTTGTAAATTCCATAATTTGCTATTTAATCAATCCATATAACGTTAAGAATCGCCACAAGAACGGACAATCCGATTGTTCCTAATGTAAAAGCACCAAATCTGCCTACGTACTTTTTTAACTTTTGGTTATTCTTAGATTCTTTATCCCATTGTAATGCAATTGTTAGTCCTAATTGCACAAATAGCATTGTTATTGCTATTGAAAATAGTACTTTTAGTAAGCAATCCATAGTTAGTCTTCCTTCAATTTTTCCAAAAGTTCCTCAGCTAACATATTGCAATAAATGATATTATCTATCATTCTATTCACATCGCTTACATCTGCCTTAAATCTCTTTATCACGATCCAACCATACCACATTTTCATTTCCACATCAAATATGTGGCCAAACAAACCGTATATGGATATTCTATACTTTCTCATTGTCATTCTTTTTTAAGTTCTTCCAATACTTTCTTCGCTATCTCATAGTAAGGCAAATCCCAATCAGCACAGATATCATCCACTTCATCATCGTAATGATTGACATTAACGTATTCACTTAGATATTCGCGAAAAGATTCGCCGTCTAAACCTTCATCGCCACAATCATCGTACATTCTCAATTCACGGGCAACTTCCTTACATTCTTGATGCGTTATGAAGTCACACACAACTCCGTCATAGACATTTGTTTGACGGACATACTTTTGTCCCGGCTTTATCTTGCAGGCGCAAAACTCACACACATGTTCTTTCTTAGCTGTTGGATAAGTTTCTTTTAGTATTGTTGGCATAGTTAATCCTCCCATTCTTCGTCTTCGTATTGCATACAATATCCTAATAAGTTCAACTCTGGATCGTCCAATAAACATTCTTCTTGGTGTACACAATTCATGCAGCACCATTCGTCTGATAATATACTCATTGTTATTCGTTTTAACTACTTTGTTACTATTGTTCATCACCCCTTACTACTTTCATCTTAGGCTTCTTAAACTGTTTGTCGCACGATGTATAAGGAAGCCAATACGATCTATCTTCATAATAATCTAAGTCAATGGGAACAAGATGAAATAATTCGTGATCAAAGTCTACTCCTATCAACATACATTCAATATCTATTTCTGGGTGCTTTTGGTGCCAGATAATGATTTCGCTATGCCGATAAGAGTAATGAATAAATTGATTGCGAGTCATGATTAAATCATTTTTTGTTTTTAATTGTTACCTTAGTTATTTCCATATTAATCTCCTTTCTCTTTAATCCGTTCTAGTACATCTCTGTTGGCTTCGAGTATTTCATCGAAAGACGGAATAGGCATCCAATAGATTACATCATCTCTATGATAACTCTCACTTGCAGCGCAGTCATACCAAAAGTGATATTCCATATCTTCGTTGTAATCTTCATCATAATGCGCTATTCTTATTGTTCCATCTACAAGCATTACTAATTTTTCGTTTGTATCTTCAGGCAACCGCTCTTTCGTGCTTATCCACGGGGATTGCTTTGCGTGCCATTCTGCACCACATTGAAAATCTTCCATACAATCAGATTTCCGACTAACATAGTTATCTGGATCAACCTCCTTTAAAACCTCTTTTCTAAACTTTGTTTTATTAGTAGCATAGTCGTATGCTGCTTCTTCTAATGTCTGTTTCATATTACTCTGTTTTACGGTTTTCTCTTAATTTTTCTTCACTGACGGTAGTATTAGAAATTGTATTTGTATTATTGGGTTTGCAATACAAACACATTTGGGTAAAAGGTGAATATACCCTCCCACACTTCGGACAAATCCAGCCCTGCTGTCCAAACAGTCCGTTATACGGATTGATTGCGCTTGATTCTTGTTTCATATTATGGTTTATTAGATTAATATTTCTTCCCGTGCATTTTTTCACGGAGTTCGTTATACTTCATTTTCTGCTCGATGTGCCACATAAGGTCAATACTAAGATATTTAGCAACTCCAAAGATTTCAAGCAGAAGCATTTCTGGTACGACACACGAGCGTATAAAGACTTCATTATTTGAAGTAATAAACTTTATGATATGGAATATTGATTCTGTAAATGATTTATTACAGTAGGTCGCAGAATATTCTGATATTGTTTCCTCGTCGAATGCATCCTCGTCTAAGTCAATTCCTAGAAGTCCATATAAATCAAACAGGCGGATAACGGCATCAGCAAGTTCATCCGGGACTGTATCTTTGACGCACTTTTCAAATGCACATTTAAAACGCCTGCTTTCTTCTACCAATGCAGGATAACGATTAAATTCACGTTCAAATGCAACTACACCTTTGAAGACTTTACATTTCCTATCCGCTTCCACAGCCTCCATTAGCTCCGATATTACTAGGCAAAGACAATGTTCATTGCTCAACTCCTGATCGTGAAATCCGTGCTCACAAGCGTTTTTGTAGGACTTATCTCTTAATTCGTTTAAATTCATTTCTATTTTATATTGATAAAAGGGCACGATTTCCAAGAGAAGTATAAATTGTCACATTTAAAACTTTATCGTCAAAAATGGAGAACGTGCCCATATTATTATTACTTTTGTTATGTCACATTTAAATATTAATTTATCGTTATGAAATTAACAGAAGAACAAAAATTAAAACTTCAGCAAAACCTAAAAGGAAAAGGAATTTGCTCTAACTGTGGATTTGATGGCGGCATAGAGCCTCTAAATGCACAATTTCAACTACAATCCCCTGTAATTAACAATGGAGTGATTGATCTCAATTCACCAGTTAATTCATGGCCTGTTATTGCCGTTAGATGCCCTAAATGCGGATTAATTTCGCTTTTTGACGCTAACTTCCTTGACATTTAACCATTGTAGTACTCGCAATGGTTGCAATCTTTTGGACTGCCGTACTTGTTTTAAACTTGTACGGCTTTTTTCTATATTCTTCATTTCTTTTTTATTTAAATTACACAAATAGCGATTGCTGGATACGTGATAACACAAATTTATTCGCATCAGCAAAGAACTTTTTTTTAATCTCAAATCCGTATGCCCTGCGTCCCAACTGGGCAGCAGCTAATAAGGTAGAACCGCTTCCGGCACATGGATCAATAACGACATCACCTTTGTCGGTGAATATCTCTATCAGTCTGCGAAGCAAAGGAACCGGCTTTTGCGTGCTATGAACCTTCGGAGTTTCATTGTCCACCACCCAATCAAAGCAATTGAAGATCATCCGACCATCGTTGTTAAACTTTGGAAGCTTATCACGGTAAAGCAACAATCCATATTCACAATTGCCGACTATCTTCATATTGGCTTTCAAGACTTGCGCTGAAAAGTTCTTTCTAAATACAAGATTGATGTAATTATTCAGCCCATATCTTTTACCCAGTTCAATATACCGGAACTGGTCTTCAAATTCACAAAATATTATCATGCAAGGCGCCTTGCCTTTTTCCTTGGGTTCCTTTACAAGCATCTGACTACAGAAGTGCATAAACTCGGCAGGGCGAAAATCTTTATCGGTATCAAAGAATTGTTTGCCGGCCTTATCACTTTCCCCGTTCTTGTTATCTCCGTCCACATACCATGAAGGGTTAGAAGCATAAGCACTATTGCCTAAATTATAAGGGACATCAGCTATGATTAGTTGAGCCTTAGGAATGCCATAGACTTTATAATTCTGGAAATGGTCATTATATAGTTCTATTTCTTTCATTTCTTTCTAAGTTTTGAATTATTCTTCGTCGTCATAGTCTGAATCAAAGATGCGAGCAACCATATCGACAATATTTTCTTCTATATCCTCGGTAGAACCTGTTACAGCATTAGCGATATTTTTCTTCTCTTGAATTATTCGATAAACCTTTTCGTCAATAGTGCGTCGGCCAAGGAAGTAGTAACAGGTAACAGAGTCCTTTTGCCCTATACGGTGTGCCCGGTCTTCGCACTGACAACAATCGGCGTATGTCCAAGGGAACTCAACAAAAGCGACATTACTTGATGCAGTAAGCGTTAAGCCAACTCCAGCCGCTTTAATAGAGCAAATAATAATATCTGTCTTAGGATTATTCTGGAAGGCATCAACCGCTCTTTGCTTCATGTCCGGTGATTCTCTACCTGTTACAGATACAGCCGTGGGGAAGTAACGTTTCAATTGATCTACAACTTCATGAAGCGAACAAAAGAGAATTATCTTCTTTCCATTCTCTCGGAAGTCTTTCACAAATTCAATAACATCGCGTACTTTTCCACGTGCGGAGATCTGCCGTAGAATATTGATACGTACCATGACTTCCCCTCGCAGAGCCTTTTCAATCTTTTCATCGTCGGCATCCTTATATTTCTGTAGATACATAATAAGATCACGCTCTGCATCCATATACTCCTTACGATTAGTAATTTCACATGTATTTACCTGGCGTATCTTATCTGGAAGATCTGTAAGGACGAGAGACTTTTCACGACGAAACATACAATATTTCCATAAATTGAAGTTCAATTCTTTCAAATTCGATGCTTCTCTTTGTCCGGAGCAGTACCGGTTAACAAATGGTTTGTAGCCACCGAAATCATCCATACGGTTTAGAATTGCCAGCTGTGGAATCAAATCTTTAGGCCGATTTACTACCGGTGTTCCTGTAAGCTCTATCACCCATTCTTTACCTGTACAAATACCCTTGCAAAACTTTGCCTGTTGAGTAGATGCAGACTTACAGCGATGGCTTTCATCAATGATAACAGACTTGAATAAATTGATTGAGTTTCTAAATTCCACATCGCGCAGCGTCCAGCCTTCGGCTTTCTTTATGCGTTGTACGAAGTATTTCTTTAGTGATTCATAGTTTACGATAAAGACTTGATGCATTCCTGTTTGATAAAAGAAGGTCCATGTATCACGTACTTTATCTGTGAGTACCATTGCTTTTTTATCCGTAAACTTCTCCCATTCCCGTTGCCAGTTGATTTTCAATGATGATGGGCAAATGACAAGACAGGGAAAAGCGTTCGCTAGATTGATGGTAGCAATACTTTGTAATGTCTTTCCGAGTCCTGGTTCATCGCAGTTCATGAAGCGCTTTAGCTCCAATCCCCGGGCAATACCTTTGAGTTGATAGGGATAAGGCTGAATTTTTAAGCTATGCGGAATTGTTAGATCTGGAAGTTCCGGAACATCATAAGCAATATCTTCCTCTTTCTTTGTAGTTCCGCTTACCCAATTTATATTTTCAAACTGCTGTATCTGATAAATCATTCTTTCAAGATCAACTCTACTCCGTGTAGGTACTATCCAAACTTTTCTAGCACCGTCAAAACGTCTTCCAGGAATCTGCCTGATCCGATCTACGATAGAAGGTTTATACTTGAAAGATAATTCAAAATTATCTCCTTTTAATTCGATATTCATGATTTAGAGTATTTTGTAGGGGGGGATTATCCCCCCTATAGTGATTGGTGTTATGCAGTTTCATCTAAAGGAACTGGAGCTTCTATTTGCTTCTTTCGCCCTCTTTTTTTAGGTTTATCTTCAATTATAACGGCTTCCTCCGGTTCGTCAGTATCAAAATCAAGACGTTCCTGTCTGACTCCCCATTTCTCTTCAAACAGATAACTCTCAACTTCTGCGTCACAAGCTGCCGCATCAATGCTCAATTCTTCATAGTAAGGATAGTCTGCATCAAGGAGAGGTACGAAGATTTTCAGATCAACAACCTTGCCGGACTGAAGTAATTTAGCTCCCATAATAGTAATTCCGGAAACACCATCGACACTATCGTTTGCATAGCCTGTTATGATGTAATTTTCAAGAATCTCTGAATAGCCAGGAGGCGTAAAACTATCCTTATTAATATTGGCAGCTTCCGGCTGTTCGCACAATACGACAAGATGTAATTTAAGACGATTAAATGTCTCTCTTAAGTCACTATGAATGATCTGATCGCAGTTCTTGCTAATTACATTCGTGTAGTTTGCTTCCGAAAAACGTTCATTGTACACTACATTCAAGCGGTCCTTTTTAATAATCGCTTTCTTGATTTCATTTTTTGCTTGTTCCATAATCTTCTTTAGTTGATAAAGTGATAATACTAAACGTTGATACAACTCCCATTACAGCAGCCGTAGTTATTTCTCTAGTTGTAGCATCTTCTCTTTGAGAGAAAGATAATGCCGTAAACAGACCGATAACGGATATTCCGATTGTGACTCTTCTTAGATTTTTCATGATAATTACTTTTTGTTGTTAAACATTCCGGACATTTGCATTTCTGCCTTAGCTTTACTTATTACAGTTACACACCACGATAATTGATGTGTTGCCGTCCGGTTGCAACGTTCGCACCAATCAACTAAGTATCTCTCTTCCAGACATAAAGAATTGACTAGAGCATTTATCGCTGTTGCTGTTGCTTTCGCACTTTTTGCCGTATCTACAAGCGTCTGCATGACCTCGGATTTCATTGCCTCATTGAGCCAATATTTTGAATCTGCGAGCAATTTGCCGGAACGAGCAACATATACAGCTAAGTCATTGCCGCGTTGTACAGCTTCTGTTACATCTTCGCTCATAGTTATATTAAGGAATGAATCTATATTGGTTAATTCAGCCAATATTTGTTCTTTTGATGTAATAAGTAAATTCATATTGTTTTATGGTAAAATATAATCAGACCATTAATTGCCACCACTTAAAAGCAAGGTCCTCGTATTTCTCTTTTCCTCTGATGTATGAAGGGTGTTTCCGGTCAGTGATAAAATGCTTGAAGATTCTACAATTCTTCTTGCTGATAGCATAAATAAAATCTTGTTGGCTACCGGCTATATCCATATACCATGCCCGGGAGCGGTCCCAGTCAAAGAAATCTATCGCTTCATCGAATTGTGCCTGAGATTCTGCGAAGGTCGTTTTTAAATCACCTCCAAAGTTGAAAGAAGACAACCACCAATCCCATTTACACCGTGTATCGAGATGATAAACAAAGTTCCCATAAAAGAACTCTTGTTGTTTATTAACCATAAACTTTTGTGTATCGGACTGTGCTAAAACGACAGCTAGAAATTGATCCTTTTCTGCTTCTTTCCGGAGAGCCTTACGCATTTCAAGCCCTAGTTCAAATTCGTCTTTCGTATACACGTAATCGTCTACCATTAACTTATCATATCTTACACGCTCGTTTTCTGTAATAAGAGCATCTACAAGAGTTCCAAACTTGAATGCCTTCTCTTTATCCCCGTATTGAGCACGGGGATAAAGATAGTTCTTAAGCTCTGTCAGATCTGAATTACTGACCTCCGGACGAGAGTAATATGAATCAGGATTTGACATGGCTATTTGGCTTTTACATCTGCTTCATATCGGATGTATTTTGATTCGATATGCTTTTGATCTTTACCGTTCGCCTGCTTCTCGCAATAAGTAATCATCTTTTTAAAGATTTTCTCCAGTTCTTCAACAGGCAACGTTTGACCTTCGTTTATCCACCACATCTGGAATATTTCTAAATATCCCTGCTGATGAAGTACAACAATCTTTTCTTTCACCTTGGCGTTAGTCGGTGGAGGAGCAATAGAAGCGGCAGCTTCCATAAAAAGACTACCAATAGAGCTTTGTTGTGCCTTCAGTGCAGCCTCTTGTTTTGCTGCTTCTTCCTCCTTTTTCAACTCTTCCATTCTTTTGGCTGCAGCTTCTTTTTCACGTTGTTTACGCAATTCTTCCGCTTTGGCAGCTTCCTCTGCATTAGCGAGACGAAGTTGTTCCAGTTCTGCAAGTTCCTTGCGTTTAGAGGGAACACGGTCGGTAAGGTCTTGCTTAACGCTTACAATCTTTGCCTTATACTGTTGAGCGTATTGCTCATATTTGCCCTCTAGAACCTCTCGGCGAATCTCCTTTTTTGTTTCTTGACTAATATAGTAAGTCGCAGAATCCGCACTAAACTTATCAAAATGAGATTTGGGATAATCGGTCTGAAAAACTGTGATTCCTATAACTTCACGATCGAAGTTTTCATAAGTCAAGTTGGAAAATATTCCCTGCAATTCAGAAACTTTACTTGAAAGATATTGGTTGAAATAAGAAAGAAGGCTATCCCCTATTATCTGTCGATAGTTTGCTTTCTCTGTTTCAATTCTAGCTCTCTGTTCCGCTTCTCTCTTTCTTTTCTGTTCTTCTTCGTATTTAAACTTGGCATACTCATTGCGCTTTATCACAAGCTTTCCGGGAATTGTTGAAGGATCCTTAGGATCAATTTGTTTTTCTTGGGAGGTGAAAAAGGAACGTATTCTATCAAATATCTGCGTAATAGGTTTACGACGTTCATCCATATTTTTGAGTGTTACGCTAACCTTTTTCAAGTAGTCGGCTGTAGCCTGATCTATTGTTTCATTCATACCTTCTCCTTCGATAGTGTCAAGGAGAGCTTGCCCAGCTTCATTACACTTTTTGACAGAATTTGTATTCTTCCCCATTATATCTGGAAAAGATGACAGAATATTTTTTGCTTCGTCTATTTTGATTAACTCTGTTGCCATATTATTTATTTTAATCGGTTAGTAAGTATTAGAATCCACCGTCTTCATCATCATCGGAGACTGGCACCTGTACAGGTTCTGGAGCTTCCAGTTGTTTTTCTTCACCGAAAGGAATATTAGGATTATCCACAGCCTGAACGGGTTCATTAACCTTATCTTCATCCACCAAGCCATAGTCGATAATTTCTTCCTCTTCTTGATCCGAATCCATAATAGTAAACTTACCTGTACGCACTTTAGGATAAGCATCAAACGCATGTTTGATCATCTTATTCTCAAGGAACCCAGGATCAATGCTTCCATTATTCGAAGTATAGAGTGCATTGGCTTTACCCAATTCACGTCTTTTAGTTTGATCGTTCCACTTCGAATTTGCTTTTTCACTATAATGTTTCAATCGTTCGATATCACCTTCCATTAACCATTGATAATCTACCGAGTTGTCATTTCGTACAATACGAATGAATGCAGCAATAACTTTGGTTGAAGTACGGGGACATTGTGCTTCATACTCGATATTCTTTATACCATTAACTAAGGATGCTTTAAAATGATCTCCCTCATATACAACGACTGGATTATCCGCATACTTGATTTGCCCGGCACGCATACGCATTGTCAGTTCGCCATACCCTGTAACTGAAACATAGGCACGTTTTTCATAAATATCATATCCTTGTGCGTTCTTGTGTCCGGTTTTACTGCTTCTGCTAAGTATATAGCAAAGTGGATGTCCTGTTTGATCTAATGTAAGACCGTTGACTGCTATATCAAGAAAACAGCCATATAGAGACATCTTTGTCGAATCTGCCAAATCAGGATTATCACGGAGAAGTTTTTGAAAGTTGAATACTTCTTTATGATACATTTGCTCACCCTTATCTGTTCCCCAGATGGCATTATACATTTGAACGAATTTTGCCTGTACATTTTCACTTTCGACAATTTTCGTTGCTGGAAGCGCATTTAGCTCTTCCACTTTTACTTCAATAATTTTACTCATAATTGTTTAAATATTAGCGTTTTATTAATCTCCTTGATATACTCCACGTCCATATTCCTCCATTAAAAGAATATCTTCGGCCGTGGGCTCTATGCTTATATCTTTTTTATCAGGTTTAATCTCTACAGGAGTAGGAACATAATTCTTTTTCTGTTCTTCTCTTTCTGCAATCTGCTTTCCGATACTGTCTTGCAGAGCCTGTAACACTTCTGATGATTTCGGTATATATCTCATACAGCGATCTGCATTAATTGTTTGATAATGTTATCCGGAACTTTATTATGCAAATCCATCATTGCACTGGCTGTTTCCAATTCGGATCGTTTCACATAATATTTTCCTCTTTCCTTATTATTTGCCGGATAAAACTTAATCCAGGCTTTTTCGCGCCACTCTTTTATTAGGCGTTTTCCGTATATTTCTTCCGCTTGTGATATCGTTACTACTTCGGGGAGTAGTCCCAGCATCGTTAGCGTTTGCACCGTCCCAATTTTAATGCATCGGGCGACCATCATTTCGAAGCAATTTTCCATAATCTCTAATTAGGCTGTTTCTTTGTTTTACTTTTGAATGGTGTTGAGCTTTTAATTACTGAAACACATCTGCATCTCTATGCTATGCTGCCTGATTAATATTGATTAGAGTTCATATACTTCTTCAATCCTATTTCTTCGTATTCTTGCCCGCCGACTCCGGTTAAGGTCGTTGTTGCAGTCAAATGCAATTTGAAAGGCAATAATTCCAAGAAATGAAAGAGCGATTAATGATTTCTGTAATTGCTTGAAGTCTATATTTAGAGCAAAAACTCTATTTATCCACCAAGCACCAAGTTCGTTCAATTTGCTGGTCCCCGTCTTTTTGTAGGCCTTATCTAACAGGACATTTACCGTTCCGTAGGCAGTACCTAATCTGTCTGCAATCTCCTTCTTTGCCAAGCCACAAGCAGCCAGTCCCGCTATTTGATTTTCCCGCTTGGTTAGAGCAGAATCAGCTTGCAGTTCCATGATGCAAAGTCTCTAGTTCGGCGGCAGCTTTGGAGACTCCTTTAGTAGCTTCCAAGGCTTCATTAGCCATTCTTACAGCGACATTCAATACTTTTGCTTTGTAGGTTGAGCGAGCAGAAGCCGGCTTATTATTAAGGATATTGTGCACTGTACCCTGTGAGCATCCTACTTCTTTCGCTATCTGCTTTTCGTATCCGTAAGGCAGATTTGCTTTGATAGTTTCTAATTGATTTTCCATATACATTATTATATTTATAGTTTCTAGTTCCCGGAAAGGCGGTCAAACCCGTCCGGGATTATATAGCTTATTCTTTAACTTCCTCGCAGGTTTCACCGAGCCAAGCGACACATTCTGATGTTCCCCTAGTAAAGTATACCGCTTTATTTTTAGGATTGAATTTACCTTCAACTATATCACCTTCCTTTACTCTCGCTTCCTTTTTAAGCTCCCACAAAAGCCACTCATTGGATGTTGAGCCAGTTACATTCTTGATTCTTACTTTCATGTTTATGCTTTTAATAGTTCTACTAGAAGTACTTTATCTGCTTCCCAAAGGTTGAATCCCCTCTCTATTTTCCTACGCAGATATTCTCTCTCACCGATCATTCTGATTGCTTTCTCTCTAAGGTCTGATGCACTCCATTTCTCAGCCTGCTCAATCAAGAAATCAGCCATGCATTTTTTTTCCTCAAATAATTCACGAACTAATACCGTTTGCTTTTCAATCTCAGCAAGTGCTCCTGGAGCTTTCATATACAATTTGCAAAACTCATCTTTGTCAAGTTCAGTATTCATGTACATCTTTTCGATGGCATCATACGTTTCTGCCGAGATTGGCTTTCCTGTTCTTTCTTCAAACTCTTTTAGTGTCATATTCTTATTTGATTTAGAGTAAATAATCTATTTTGTTAACTTTATTGCCCTTTTATTTTGGCGTTATCATTGTTTTGCGTTAACTTTATAGTGCAAATATAAATTATGTTTATACAGAAAACAACTTTATATATAAACATTGTTTAGTTTTTAATATAAATTAAGTTTGTATGACAGTAAACGAGAGGATAAAACTCGCAATAAAGTGGTTAATTGGACAACGTATTGCAGATAACCAAGAAGAAGTAGGTAAGCTATTAGGCTACTCAAATAAGTCATCATTTTCTCAAGTGATAAATGGAAGGGTTCCATTACCTAATGATTTCGTAGAACGTTTATGTTCGCTCGATAGAAATATAAACAAAGTTTGGATAACCGAAGAGAAAGGTGAAATGATATATCCTCAAAAAACACATATTACTAATGTAGATATTGACAAAGCTTCAAATATAAAAGGAATACCTTATTTTGACGTTGATGTTACTATGGGATATGATGAACTTCCCAACGATCAGACTAATATTCCTAATTACTACCTGCACATTCCCGCTTTTCAAAATTGTGACTGTGCGGTACCGGCTTATGGACGCTCTATGATTCCAGATATCAATGACGGATCTATTATTGCTATTAAAGAGGTAGGTTTGGACAGTGTTCTCCCCGGAGAGGCATACCTTATTATAACAGACGATTACAGGACCGTGAAGTATATCCGTAACTGCAAGGATAATCCCAATAAGTGGCGCTTAGTTCCTAAGAACCTAGAAGAGTTCGATGAGATGGTAATAGACAAAGCTAAGATACTCCGGGTATTTCTCGTTAAGGGAGTAATCACAAACAAAATATTATAATATAAAGCACAAATATT